TGCTTTTGCCTGTGATCTGTATAATGCCACGACCGCGATACTTCCAACCTTCGCCTGACGCCTCTGGGCCATTGCCCATACGTCCGCCGTAGATTCTGTTGGCAATCATTTCAGGCTTGCGTTCATATTGGCGTGCCAGTTCATCGTTGGGGAAATACTTGCCAAACAACCCTCGAAGCCCTTTGGCACCGTAGTTTAAATTTTCTTGTAAGATAGTAAAGTCCAGGCTTTCGTGCTGGCATTGAGCCACAAACCCTGCTACACGTGATGGTGTTACAATATCGAACGCTGGAAAATATTCGCAGAACGCATCATACCACAATTGTGGATTTTTATTCTTGCTTATACATTTTGCCAATTTATCTAATGTAAAGTCAAACTGAAACATAGCATTTATTCCTTATGCTATATTTACCATTATTACAAGTTATTTCTTCTTAGATCGGCCGCTTTTCATATTGGCCATCCAATGCGCTAATTGGCCTTTGCGACCACCCTGTTTAGCCACTTTACGCAGTGTGCTGACGGATGCTTTGGTAGGAACACCATGTCGCTTACTATCGCCTTTGTCTTGCGGATTACGCCCGTCAGCAAAGTTTTCATGCTCAACACTCTCACCACCACCTCCACCATCGCCACCTTCACCCGAGTCTCCACTGTAGCCAGCATAGTATCCATAACCTCCGTAAGGTCCGGGACCGTAGGCAGCATATCGAGGTCTACGTTTACGCTTCTTTCGTTCAGTGATAAATTCACTTGCTCGCATCAGCAGTTCCAACGACGCCTTGCTTTACATATTGCCTTGTCCGGAGTTTTTGAACAGCTGATATTGTGCATTTTCTGTTGTCCGGCCGATCTAGAACAATAACTGCTTCTACGCTTGCTGGCCTTGCTGCCACGCTTTAGTTTACCTGGCTTCGTAGTCACAGCAGTCTTTAACTTGCTACCTGGATTCTCTCTACGATAAGCATTGACAGCCTTTTGACTCATGCCATCGGTTTTATCACGTTTGTTGGCTTTTTGCCAATCTTCCATAATTGGAGTTGTAACAGCGAATACATATAGTTCATCGTCTGTTAAACTTTCTAAATCTTCCCATACTAATTCTACATCAACACCATTGCGTTCAGCAATAGTATCAATGATCGATTCAATGAGATCAAACTCTTCTATTACAGCTTGTTCTGTTAATAATTCATGTATTTTCATATGCCGTATTTGTTCCTTTTAGGTTTAGCAATAGGACTAACAACGTTAGTAGTGTCCAGTTCTTGACTACGCATATCGCCTTTGTTAAGATCTTTGTGACTGGCACCAACAACCTTGTAACTTTGATTTAACATGGCCTGTTCTTCTTCTGTGTAAGGGTGTGCAGTTTTTCTTTTGCCATGCCATGTCTTGGGATCAATATCTGGAGGATTAACACCATCAGAACATGCCAATGCCAGACTTAGTCTATATTGTGTATAGTCACCACTGGATCTTTCACCGTCACCGAATGTGTTGAGACCACGAGTAGCCTGTTGATATCGTTTACCAATCACGCCGGCTTTTACTTCAAATAATTCTCGTAGCTTCACTTCTTACGTCCTCTAAAATGGCTGTTAACACTGCCAGTCATATATGGTAATGTAAACCACAACTTGAACCAATCTTTGTCTCCGGGCTTTAGACCTAGATCCTTTTCTTTCTGTTTAATTGCAGCAGCCGTATGACTCATGTTCTCTATATTTACCGGTTGGAATCCTTTAAATTCATAGATACCAGCCAGCCGTTTAATATGTTCCAGCTCATCCATGTTATTCCGCCACACCTTGCTTTCCACTAATTAGCCAGACTTTAGCAGGTAATCCTTTAACATAATTTGCTGTGCCCAATCGTGTTTTGCCACCTATTAACCACAGTCCTTGACTTGTTTTTAGTATGATAGGCATTTCTACTTGACCTTTATCAAACAAATCATTTACTCTTTTTTCTTTTGCTGGACCTATAGGACCTTCGTGACCAGTAGGCGCTAAAACTTTTTGTAAAGATGCTTTATCAAACGGAGCATTTCTTATCTCATAGGCATGGTCGGGTGGCACTACAACTGCCTTACCATTTTGAACTGCTTTTAACCATGCATCTTTGTTAGGAAAATGTTTTTGATAATACTGTCTGACATCAACCGGGACTTGTTTCATCCTGGATTGTTCTTCAACTTCGTGCCATTCAAAATCAAAATTAGGCTTGACCCAATTTATTTCCTGCGAGCCTTCCGCCGCACCTTGCTTGTCTATTTCTTCAATATCTTCTGCCGGAACTATCTGTGCTGGAATTGATTTGACTCCTAACAATTTATATGCCCAAAATCTATGATGTCCATCTAATACTTGATATCCATCTTTGTATTTGCGAACTAACAATGGTGGCAACTTGTCACCTTGCTTTAATCCTGCAACAATCTTTTTAACATTGGCTTTACTTTTTGGTTGATTCATCTTATCGTCGGGCTCAAATCCCACAAGTTGATTGGCAGGTATGTTAACAACTGGTCCTGAGGCTTGATAATTGTCCACAGTAGCACCATACCAGTCTGGGTCGGTGCTTAATGTAATCTTGCCCTCCGCCACACCTTGAATCTTACGTTTAGATAATTCTTGCTGTAGTGCCTGTAGTTTGTTAGGAGCACGAGCAATGGCATTGCGAATATCACCTGCTACTTTTTTTGGAAGTTTAGCAAGTATGTCATTGACGATCTGTTCGACTTGTGCATTTTGCTGTCCAGGGACTTTGCTTTTCTCAGGTTTAACTTCAGGTTCATCATACTCGTCGTCCGTATCGTCTTCTGCTTCTAAATTGGCAAGATACGATTCGTATTCTTCTCTGCGAGAGTTCCAACTGTAGGCAAACTGTGTTAGGCTATGATCACCCATCTGTTTGCCCATCTTGAATAATATAGGAGGCAATGATCTACTGATCTCTGTAAATGTAATACGACTTTCACGATCTTCACTGGCATCTTTTAAATAGTTGATCAATGGCACAGCATATCTTGGTGCTTGTTTAGACAGTGCATACAAGTCGGCCTGTAATTTATCAAAGTAGAAGTTATGAAACCATTGAGCACTTTGCCCGGCAGCATTGCGATGAAAGCCTTTTAACGAACCGTTGTTTTCTACCCAACGTTTGGCCATGGCTTTTAGTTTGCCGTATAACTGTGTTATCGGTTCGCCATTGGTAGCAATGCTTTTTAATGTGCTAGGTAATGATGGACCTTCATCTAATGAAATCTCAGCCACGGCCTTTTTGGCTTTCTTAACAGGTTTTTCTGCAGCCATTTGACCCATACGTGCCTTGGCCTTTTGCATCAAGTCCATGACTTCATCATCACTGAGTTCTGGACTCATTGCATCACGCCACACTGCAAATTGTTCTTCATCACTCTTGCCGGGATCTGTTAACACAGCTCTCATTGGAGTAGCACGTGGTCCTTCTTCGCCTCGGCTAGGATCGTCAGTTTCTTGACGACTAATAACATTTAAACTATCAAAGTTAAAGGGAATCTCACCTTTCTTATTGGGTTTACCATTGTAGGCATTCAAATATTGAAAGGCTGCCTTTTGATCTGCACCAACAACAACCACAGCATTTTTGTAACCCTGGCCGTTTAAGTTAGTTAATACGCGAGTCAAGTCCGGTAATTCATCTGTGGCTGTTTGAAAGATGTGACCTTTTTCCGGAAACACTTTGCGATATATGGCTAATTTTTCTTCAGGTTGTAAAGGATCATCTGGGCCATAAGTTCTGCTGACAACAAAGTAAGGATCTCCGCCTAACTGTTCTGCGTGTGTGATTACACTGCTGGCCAGCATCATATGTCCTTTGTGTCCCATACCGCGACCCCATCCGACTACTGCGGTATTGCCCTCGCCAGTTCTATCTATTGCTTCAAACAGTTGACGTAATAACATATTAATCTTTCCTTGGAGCCCATGTGGCTTGATCAATAGCTTTAACGTGTTGACCAGTGACTGGATCTATATATACATATCCTTCAGGCTTGGTTTGTCTAATGCCACTGTGTGTTCCTGCACTGGCTCTTTTGTGCATATCCATCTTGGCTGCACTTAATTTTTCCACAGCAGTTAATACTGCATCGAGCCCTGGATTATTTAAAATTTCTGTTGTTCTTGATTTAGGAATTTTTTTAGCAGCCATGGCATTCTCAGCCCATGCTTTAAACTTTTCTTTAACTCCGGCTACTCGCAGATTTTCGTTATAGAATTTATACAGTATATCACCGAACAAGTTAACAACTTCTTCTTCTCCAGTCGGCCCAGGTTGTCTACGCTGCAAGAAATCATTGATAGCTTGCTCGTTGTCTTCAATAAATTCGCTAGCATCGTCTAGTAAATTGCTGTCAACGCCCGGCGCTTCTTCTACATAAGTAGTTCCTTGCACAATAACATCGGGAGTTGATAATCCTTCAGCATCGGGATAACGGCCTTCGTCTCCACCAATGGCTTGATAATACCCAGTGGCAGCAACCATTAACTTGGCACCTCTGATGCGTTTACCTAGGTCGCTGTTTTTGCCGATATGAAACCCGGAGATATTAGGAGAAAATTCATACTCTCCGGTTTTAGGATTTAGTATTGCTTGCGCAGGTTTACCGTTGGGTTTTCTGCCAGGATAAAATAACAGGCCGCCTTCTAAGAATCCTGTCTCTGGACTGATCTTTTCAAAGTAACTCCATAGATCGGCAAGTTGATTGGCATAAGCCTGTCTTTGTTTTTCTTTACCTGGTTCAGTTTTACCTGTGCCTAGGATAAAGTTTTTAATGTCATCAGGATTTGACATCAGAGTAGTTACTCCTTCTCCGGCCTGTGTCTTACCACGCTTTAAATATTCCCAGGCATTTTTAGGTATAAGTCTAAATGTGCCATCTTCGTCGCGTCCCCAATATACTACAGGACTGCCATCCCATTTAATTTCGTTGGCACCGCCAGTGCTAGCCATACCTTGTATAATTCTCACAGCAGCACGACCGCCCTCGGCACCGGCAGGTATGTTCTTTGATGGAATGCCAGTAAAGATTAAATCTTCAACGTGTTGATACTTACGACCTACGCCAGCAGATGCTTCGAATAACAGTTCAAAGGCTCTCACGACAGCATCCTTTTTAATCTAACAAACCATTCGTTGGTGCCTACATCGGGTGTAGCTGCTTGCCAACTTGAACTAGCTTTGGCTTTGGCAAATATCTCATTGCGTCTAGCATCGTCAGGAATGGCAGCCATGATACTTTCTACACTGCCTAGATCGGCAGCACTAGCACCACCGCCTAACAGATATTTTGCAATGTCGTCTAATTCGTCTGTGATGAACTCACCTTTTTTCCCAGCGGCATCACGTTTGTAAAGTCCTTCATCCGGACTCCACAATAGACCTTGACTGCTGGCCAGGGTGTTCATCATCATTTGTTTATTAACACCTTTGTAAGGACTTCCTGGCGGAATGTCATGATGATGGAATTTGCTTACTCGTTCAGCTTTGTTTACTACTTTAATATCTACTTGATAGAAATTATCTTGATACGGCACCAACGTATGCACTGTCACTCCTGCTTTGTATGTTTTTACTCCAGTTTGTTGTAGCATATTATCTAATGCTTGTCTGGTAGTTTTGCCATCCTTAGTTTGGAAATAGTCGGCAGCTTGTTGTCCGTCAACCATTACATCCAAGTCTCCGGATTTTTTAGGTATTAGATTTGCACCGTTAGGTATGTTTCCCGAAGGATATTTTTCTTTAAACTTATCTAACGGTATGAATTTTTTTTGACGTTCTCTAAATATGCCAACTAGTTGATCGTCTATATATACGTTTTGTGTGGGATTGGCACTGCTACCGATGACAAAGATTTGCAAGCCAGTTTCTTTGATCAAGTCTTCAGTGGCTGAAACAATACCGTCGATTGTAGCAACGGTTTGTTCATAGTCAGTAGTTTCGGGCCATATGTTTCCGCCCTCATTTAATATCATCGTAATTGCCTTCTTCGATGTTCTTTAATTCTTCTCTATAAAGATTTGCACAAATTTCTTTAACTACTTCGTCATCTATACTAGTAGGTAAGTTTTCTTCGTTAAATTTGTCTCTATATACATCATAAGCATGTTTCACCAATGCTTCGAATGCCTTGGCTGAGAACTTTGTTTTGTTTGCTTTGGCTTCTTTTAATCTAACAATAAACGGGAAGTAATATTTTCGATAAAACTCGGGATCATTGCGGATAAAGAATTGAAGGTCTTCGCTCAGATCAAAATCTGGAGCGAATGCTTCTTCGGGGTTGTGACTAAAAATCTCAAAAATTTTCATAAATTTGCACCATCATAAAGACGACTATGCATTATTTATCGATGATTTAAGATTAGGTTAGTGGTTTAGTAACACAAAATTCACTGTGCCGTCGGTGTATGTGATAACACAGCGTAGCCATACAAAATTGCCAGTGAAGTTTTGTAGCACAGCCACGTTGGTATTGGTCAAATACTCTAGATCAGTGCTGTCTATGTCAAACCAGTCAGCAGTTACAGGGTCAATGGCCAATGCACCCTGCATTTTAAATGTTCCGATAAATTCAGTAAATTTTAGTTGAACTGTGTGTAGACCGTCACTGCGACCGTAATAACCATCGCCTTTGAATTTTTCACTGGTAATTGTTACCACTGAACTATCAGATGGGTGACTGTTGCTTGAAACTAATGTGCTGCTTAATATTGGCATAATAACTATTTAGTTGCTTTGATTACTTTATCTATTCGAGCCATTTCACCGCCAATGAACATTTTAACCATTGTTAAGGTTTGTTCATCTTTGACATAAAAATAACTTCCACCCCAACTGCGATCTTTTAACAGTGCAGTTTTACAACTTTTAGTCATTTTAACCTTTTTAGAGTTATCACTCCATTGCACAAAATTTTTAAAATTCTGTCGTGTAACGCCCACAGTTACTTTAAAATCAAAATCAATACGTTTAAGTATAATTTCGCCTTGTGTTATATCTGTGTTACCAGGAGGTTCTGCAATATACTTGGTTTTCTTAACATCTAAATTGGCCACCGACGCAATGTCATTGTAGTTGTTACTATAAAAACTCAACAAAGGATGTTCAATTCTTAGGTAAAAATCAGTGGCATTCTTTAAAACATTAAGCAAACCTAAACAATACTGATAATCAGCATCGCTTTTAATATTCAACCACTGATTTTTTTGTAAGCCGCCTTTGTTCCAGTCATTGAGCATTTCCTGGGCATAGTCTAGATTTTTACCTCTAAACCAATGCCCACCGGGACACACCACGACTGCTTTATATTTGAATTGATTTTCAAACAGTCGTTGGCTGTGTTTAACTTTGACTAGAGGATTGATCTTGCTCATTGTATTCTAATCGAGGAACTTTTGGCTTAACTAACAATGCAATGTTATCATTATCTACACCAATAGTAAGTATTCCACCATTTTTTAGATCTCCAAACAACATCAATTTAGCCAACGGACGTTTGATTTCTTTATCAATAATACGTTGTAATGGTCTTGCACCCATCTTGCTGTCAAAGCCTTTCTTGATCAACAGATCAATAGCATCATCTTTAAGTTTAATCTTAATGCCTTTGTCTCTAATTTGATCTTTAAGTTCAACCATAAATTTACCAACAATTTTAATCATTGTTTCTTTGCTGAGTTTAGCAAACGTAATAATTCCATCTAATCGATTACGGAACTCTGGAGCAAAGAATTTCTTAAGTTCTTTGTCTTCATACTCTCGTTCTTGATTACCAAATCCAATTTGATTCTTTTCGCTGGCCTGTGCGCCAGCATTGGTAGTTAGAATCAGCACAATGTTACGACAATCTGCTTTCTTACCATTTGATCCAGTGATAAATCCGTTGTCCATCATTTGTAGCAAAATAGTTGACACATCTGGGTGTGACTTTTCTACTTCGTCAAACAGTAAAACAGCGTTGGGACATTCTTGAATCTGTGTAATCAACAAGCCGGCATTTTCTTCAAAGCCTACGTAACCCGGAGGACTACCGATCAATTTACTGATACTGTGCTTCTCTTGGTATTCACTCATGTCAAAACGTAACAGTTTGGTGCCCAAGTGTTTGGCCAATGCTTTGGCAGTTTCAGTTTTACCACAGCCAGTGGGTCCCATGAATACAAAACTACCAACAGGCTTATTCTCACTCTTAAGTCCTGCACGGGCAACAAGAATTTTATCCACTACTTCTTCAAGTGCAGTTTCTTGGCCGTATACTTCGCTTTGCAAGTTACCCATCAAGTTTCCTAGATTCTCACTTTCAGTTTCCATGATAACTTCAGCTGGCATCTGCACCATCTTACTGAGTTCGAATTGAATCTCAGATTCTCCAATAACCCTGTCGCCTGCTAACTTGATATTAAATCGTGAGCAAGCACAGTCAATTAAGTCAATGGCCTTATCTGGCAATTTCTTATCTGCTTGATACTTAACACTTAACTTAACAGCCGCATGTAGCGCATCGTCTTTGATTTTAACACTGTGAAATTGTTCGTAGTATTTCTTAATACCCTTGAGAATCTGTAGAGCCATTTCTTCTGTTGGCTCTTCAACTGTAATGCGTTGGAATCGACGCATCAATGCACGATCCTTTTCAAAGTGCTTGCGATATTCTTCCCAGGTTGTTGATGCAACTACTTTGATATTACCCTTGCTTAGTGCCGGCTTCATCATGTTGGCAAGATCGTTAGCACCGTTGCTAGCAGAACCGGCGCCACTGATCATGTGTGCTTCGTCAATGAACAACACAGTCTTGCCTTTCTTTGTTAGTGCAGCCAGCACTAATTTAAAACGTTCTTCAAAATCACCGCGATACTTTGATCCTGCAAGCATGGCACTGATATCTAAGTTATAAACTGTGTAATCTTTGAGGAAATCTGGAACTGCACCTTTAACAATGTTAAAAGCAAGTCCTTCTGCAATAGCAGTTTTACCCACACCAGGATCACCTACTAGGATCACATTGTTTTTGCTACGACGACCAAGTGCCAGCGCAATATTTTCTAATTCATCAATACGACCGATAACTGGATCAATCTTGTTTTTATTAACGGCTTCGTTAAGGTTAGTGGTAAATGCTTTCAATGCTTTGGTGCTTTGCGTTTCGGTTTCTTCGTCAGGAGTTTCAATTTCGTTATGCAAGTAATCTGCAAACTTGTCTTTTTCGATATTAGCTTGCTGAATGTAATAGAACGCATACGACTTCTTCTCGCTCATAATGGCAAGAAATACGTCAGTGCATTCAATCTTTTGACGACCGTTAAACAAGACCTGTGTAAAAGCACGGTTTAAAACACGTTCAACTGCTTGAGTCTTCTTAGGCTTAGTAACACCAGTTTCGATGATAATTTCTGTAAGTTTAGTTTTAAGGTAATGTTCTAAATTTTTACGGATATAATCAGAGTCAGCCCCGAATCCACTAATACATTTGCTGAACGAATCTTCGCACAACATAGCAAAGCATAGATGCTCTAGCGTAATGTATTCGTGATTTAATTTTTTAGCAACATCAATGGCTTTGTCAAAAACCATTTGTAGTTCTGTGCTAGGTTCTACCATTATATTTCCTTTTATTTAGATAAATGATTCATTTCGTTTTGCAATTTTAACAAACGATCTACTAGTATAATGTCTGTGACCTCGGGAATCAAGACATTTAATTTAACAATTAAGTCACCTAGTCGTCCATTTGTTGAATTATTAAAACCTCTGCCTCGGCACAAGAATTCAGATCCGTGTTGTGTGCCTGGTCTAATTTTTAAGTCTAATTTGCTGCCATCTAGTGATTGTATTTTTTTATTACATCCCATCATGGCTTCAAATACAGTGACTTGTAGTTGGAACATAATGTTGTCGCCCTGTCGTTGATACAAAGGATCATTTTCTACAAATACAGTAACGTTTAAATCTCCACGTTGAATTCTTGGATCAGTGTCATCACCTAGTCCCGCATATCTAATAGTTTGACCGTTGGTAATTCCAGACGGCACATTAATTGCCACAGTTTGTTTTTTACCTGATGGCAACACATAAGATGCTTCTAATTGTTTACCAACAAAGCTGTCTTTAAACGAAACTGTGCAATTGATATTTAGATCTCGATTCTTTCTAACACGGCCTTGGAAAGGATCCCACTGATTACCACCGAATCCAAATGCTGACCCAAACAAATCGTTAATGTCGTTGAATCCCGACCTAACATGTATGAATGGACGATTCAGTCTTTCGTGATCGTATTGTTGTCGTTTGGCAGCATCGCCAAGGGTGTCGTATGCTTGGCTTATTGATTGAAAAGTTTTTTCGTCGCCGCCACGGTCAGGATGATGTTTCATAGCCAACTTTTTGTAGGCTTTCTTTATTTCATCCTGATCCGCGCCTTCGTTTACACCTAATGTTTCATAGTAGTTCATACTACTAATTATACAGCCTTAAATGATAAAGGTCAATCTCTTGGCGGCATAAAATCGCCATCGATTGGTTGAGCAGGTCCCATTGGACGTCTGTTAGCACCAGGCATGCCAGGTGTTGCTGTCACTGGTATTGTCCCCCAACTTGGTGTTGGGTTAACTGCTGTTGAAGGTGCGCCTCCAAACCCGCCTCCGCCAAAACTACTTGGCGCTGGCGAATTAAAACCGCCGGAGTTGCCGAAGCCTCCTGTTGTCGGTTGGCCAAATGTTGAAGACCCGCTCGCAAATCCTGTTGCTGGTGTTTGTGATTGTAGTCCACCATTATTTGCTCCGTTTAATTTTTCTTGTGTGCGACCAAATGCCGCAATACCTAAAACTGCACCCATTGCAATGTGGAATAGTCCAGCACCTTGAAGTGTTAGTGGCATCCATTGAGTAATTGGAGATTTAGTTGCTGTTTGTAGCAACGACCATAGGATTGGAAATACAACCATATCCATCATACAGACCAGCATATACATCCATCCCATCATTGGACGCCACTTTGAGTTCATCCAATCTTCTTTTTTCTTTTCGCTCTCGCTTTTAACTTCTTCTGACATGTTATTTTTCTCCTAACTTGCTCAACTTAGCAATATAGTTTGCCATCATGTGATCAAACACACCAATATATTTTTGTCCCTTGGCTCTGGCTTTTAATCTACTACGAGCCATGTCTTTTATCTGTTGCCAGGGAGTTAGGTCTCTAAACTCCCCGTTGAAGTTCATATACTTGTGTGTGCCGTGATGAGCAAATCCCATTAACATAAATGGAACTTTGGTAACATCGTCGCAGTTGTTCTGCACCCTGTAATGTTCAACAGTTACACTCTTAACAAACTCTGCATTGCCAACTCTTGGCGAACCAAATGTTACCAATGCTGTTACACGATCCTGCATACGACTGGCAGCAATAGTTGCCATGGCCGCACCAAGACTGTGTCCAGTTACATATACATTACCTGGATTGTCTGCAAGTGCGGCAGTGATGCTGGGCCATAGCTTGTTGATCTCACCTTTGAATCCAACATGAACTTTGCCACCACAGGCTTCGATGTTCTTACCTGACTTTAAGTCTGCTAATACATCTGACTTTTCAGTTACTTCGGTGCCTCTAAATGACAGCACAGTAATGGTGCCATTAGTCAATAGATATGCCTGTGCTCCGTCAATGTCAAAGAATTGAATAATTTTATATCCCAAGGCTTTGAACTTGGCAGTGGAGGTTTTAGGATTGTCATAGGTAGTTTGCGCTATGTTGGCAAACTCTAATAATAGTTCAGTTTTCATTTTTATATCCAAAGGTATAAGCCGTTAAGGCTTAGTAGTATACCAAAGCCAGCTACTACAAAGCTGCCCCAGAACATGCCCATGCTGACTGCAAGAATACTTGCTGATAACACAACAATGGCCAACTGGTAAGCGGTGCTGGCGTAGCCAATCCAGGGCGATGACTTCTTAGCTTCTTCACGAACAGCTTCCAAGGCTTTTGCTTTAACAGCAAGTTCTTTTTTATCTTCATCCATACGTTCTTTCTCAGCTTGGAATTCTGCACGTAGTTTTGGATCAGTTGTGGTCTTCGCGGCAATTTCGTATGTAACACCACGACCTGCTTTGGCTTGATACTGTGCCCAGGTGTTATTAGCACCTAGTGTATTGTTTAATACTGTGCTGGATAGTTTGCCGCCATACCATGCATTAACTGCTAGTAACAAAGCAAATACAGAAATAACCATACCTGCTTTGTCTTTTAATTTTGCTTCACGCTCGCTACGTGAACCTACCGGAGGTTTAGGCGCATCCGGATCCTTTGGTGTTTTCGTTATTAACTTTAATACTGAATCGACTACTGACATTATTCGCTCCTTTTAAAATCCGAATATATTTTTCTTTGGCTCTATTAAAAACTTTTCTGCAATGGCTGCACCTTTGGCTCGCACATGAGCATCGGGACTGACCAGCATCTCATTTATCAATGCAGCTTTGGCCATTCTATCCATAGTTTGATCTTTAGATATTGATTTTTGAACATCTGGATTAGTGGCACAGCCTGCTAACAACATTGCCGTAATAATTGATACAATTTTCATTTGACGCTTTCGTATATTTTCTTTTGTGAATTATACCACTCTTGCCAGCCGTCAACTTTGGTTGAACACTCGTGATATAATGTATAGTTATGAATTACAACTTTTAACATTTCTGTTATAGCTACTTTATCGCCTTCAATCTTTTTAAGATTTTCGCATTTTTCTTTTAATATTTGTGGCACTTCTGGAAATGCTGGCTTGATTGGCACAGCAGTTGAGCATCCTAATAGTAGGGTAGTTACAATTAAAGCAAGGTATTTCATTTCTTACCTTCCGCTGCTTTGTTTAATTCTGCCGCTTGATTATGCAGATCAATTATTTCTTTAGGCACAGGGCATTGTTCTATATACTTGATGATCTCTTCTTTTTTGACTACTTCTCGATCAACATACTGAATAATGTCTTTGCCTTTTTCTTTAATTACTTTGGTCTTAGTAATTACTTTTTCTTCAACTACAGTGTTAGCTGACTCTGATGCTACTTTGGCCGCATCAACTTTGGCCTGCATTTCTGCAACACGAGTCCGCCACATTATTTCTGTGCTGTGTCCGCCCAACAAATACAAACTTCCAGCAGTTAATACCACACCCGCTAGTTGTATCAGTGATTTGTAATTGCTAATTCCTGGAAACCATTTGACCAACCAACCGGCAGCCAACATTATGATACCAGCAGTTAGTGCTGTATAGTATAACCAAAGTAAAACACTTTCAGGTATTAGTTCTAACATCCAATAAATTTGGGTCATCTTTTCATTTCCGCCACAAGTGCGTATCCGTTATTTTCTATAATAAATTTATTATCAACTTTGTTAATGTTGTAAGGTCCGATAAATTTTGTCAGATATAATATTTCAGAGATGTCGTTGGGATTCATTTGAAATGCCCCTTGCACTGATTCGTAAATTCGTTGTCTAAGACCAAAATCTGATACTACTAAATTTAGTGAGCCGTTGAATGGTTTTTCAAGAGTCAATTGATCATCATTGAGTTCAATGCTTTCTAAATAGCTTTTGTTAAAAAAGTTATCCACATTTTCCATCTGCACTTCGTTGATTTTATTTTCATATTGATCAGGAGTAGTGGGCACAGCATCTAACAATGTTTCAACATCAGCAGGGTTTGATCTAAAACTTCTATAATACCTAAATCTAAAATCTTCGTTGTCTGATAGTTTTTTTACACCGTCTAGTATTTCGACAATATGTGAACTTAGATCTTTATCACGTTCCATTTCGACAAACACTTTATATCTGCCTTCTTTAACTTCTCCGGGACTAACATCTGCATCTAACACAAACTTATAGCCCTTTTCAATGAAACTTTCTAAATCCTCTGCGGCTTCTTTGCTTTTTACGCTGAAAGAGATTACCGATACATCCTTGTCATTGCCCATTTTACTGCTGTATGAATCAACTTCAAATACACTGTCGACAAGGTATCTCAAGTCCGCTGGCCTTAAATCTTCATTGAGGTTCATACTGATGCTCCTGGCACACCTGGACTAGGTGCTGCCCCTGCTGTGGGAATTGATGGTGCTGCCGCAGCAGAAGCTGGTGCGCCTGCTGCCCCTGGCATGCCCACATCTGCTACCTGTGCTTCGCTGGCATCTACCCTGCTGTTACGACCAAATCGCTCGTTGCGTAATTTATCCATGTGTCCTTCGAACATATCGAACACTAGCTTTTTAGGCATGGAAATAGTTACAACCCATATTGGATGGCGGTCCAGTTTGCCCTTGGTAGTTCCGGGTCTAAAATCATCCGGACTTTCAATTTTTCTAGGTTTAACGATCACTGTTTCGTCAAACTTAACTCTGCATTCGTGTTCAAATAACCGTTTTGCAGCCCTGGGATTTGGCATTTGATCCTTGGGCCACATAAAGCTACAGGTAACCCAGTGTCGATCAACACGTGGTCCTTCTAGCAATTCACCCTGCAACCAGTTTTCGTAGACATAGATGTCTAATGTTTCTAACACTCGTTCAAAGTCTTTTAGTATGCTCAAGCTGGTATTGTTGGAATACAAGCTCTCTATGTTTTTAATTACTTCTAGGATATCGGCCATATGTTAACTCGCTAATTTACTACTTTATTTAGTTATGCTGTTTTATTACCATATCAGTTTAATTTTTGACATTATCAGTAAATAACTGTGTAGGACCTGTGAGGATGGGCGGTCCCTACAAGTCCTACTTACTTAAAGTAGGAGAACTAGATGAGTAAAAGAGTGAGAAAACGTTTTAATTCTGAAGTAAACGTGATTGATTTTCAAACATATCTTCCTTCAAAGAAGCATCGAGTGTCGTTGTATCCCCGAAACGACCACCAAAAACAATACCTCGAAAAACTACAAGACGACAACAAAAACATAATTTTTGCTGTAGGTCCAGCTGGCACGGGCAAAACCATGCTGGCAGTTCAAGTGGGCGTTAAGCTATTCCAAGAAGGCAAATTTGATAAGATTATTGTTACTCGTCCCGCCGTATCAGTGGATGAAGATTTAGGGTTTTTACCCGGAACCATGCAAGAAAAGATGGCACCGTGGACAAGACCTATCTTTGATGTTCTAGGAGAATATTATCTTAAAAAAGACATAGAAAATATGATCAACGAAGGGGTGATCGAAATCAGCCCATTAGCCTACATGCGAGGTCGAACCTTTAAAAATGCTTATATCATCGCAGATGAAATGCAAAACGCCACGCCTAATCAAATGAAAATGCTACTTACTAGATTAGGAGAAGGCTCCAAAATGGTCGTTACCGGAGATTTGAATCAAGCAGATAGACTCGATGACAATGGACTCATTGACTTTATACGACATATTAATGAACACAAATCATTAAAATGCATCGATCTGCAACATTTCGATAAAAAGGATATCGAAAGACATAATGCTGTAAAAGAAGTATTATCAGTCTACGGTGAGTGAAAAAGGGCTCTTAGGAGCCCTTTTTTATTTCATATATGACTAAGTCTAATCATGGTTGCGGCAAGATTAATTTCTGGATCACTGACTAGTGTATGATCGACCAGTCCTTGTTTTATGATAAGGATGGCTTTCTCCTGCGCTTCATCACTGCCAAATAATACAACGTTGTCGTATAACCAGCGATAAATTTCTTCCATTTCTTCTGGTCGGGCCTGCCCACATACCAGTTTACGTGCCTGATTGATCTTACCAGCTTTGAATAACTCAACCATCTGTATCTTGTAGTCGCTGGATCCTTGATCACCTTGACTGGGTGCTTTAAGAGCACCGTCGATACTGTTCATCTGCACCATGTTGATGCATTTACGTAGATCTGGATATGTTGCTTTAACATAAGTGTCCAGCGTGTCGAGATCAAACTCAATGTTTTCTTCAACTAGAATTGTAGCAACACGAGCCGTGAACTCTGTAACATCAACTTTTTCAATGTGGAATCCTTGACATCGACTGTGCAATGCTGGAATAACCTTGTTGGGATAGTTACAAGTAAGAATAAAACGAGCAGTAGTATGATATTCTTCCATAACACCTCGCAACGCTGCCTGTGCGTTATGACTTAGATAATCTGCCTCGTCTAATAGCACAACCTTAAAATCGCCAAATGGAATCATTTGCACAAAGTTAGTAATTTTATTTCTAACATCATCAACTGAGTTAACACGACTGGCATTGATTTCTAATACATCGAGGTCGTTAACTTCTAACAGATTTAACAAAATCCTAGCCAGTGTTGTTTTACCAATACCTGCATTGCCACTGAATAACAAATGGGGTATTGTTTTTTCTTTAACCCAACTTTCTATTTGTTGTCGTTGATTATTGTCTCTAAACACATAACCATTCAATGTGTTTGGGCGATATTTTTCTACCCATAGGTTATTCATCTTTGTCCTTTTTTTCTAAATCTTTACGCATATACTCTGCTCTTACCTCAGCATCTCTGCTAACAATTAATATACACATTACCGCAATGCCTAAAAATATTCCTACAATTAAACCTAATGCAAATAACATTATACAATCTCCTTTCTACTATTATAGACAAAAAGAAAGGGTCTGTCAAGACCCTTTGAGTTATTTGCTCACAAACGGAGCCAACTCCGGCGGCACCCACCCTACGGGTTTCAATACCTTACCGTCCTCAC